CCAAGATAGAATCTGAGTATAAACGATACCAGGATTTACTTGATTATGAAACCTATGAAAAGATAGTAACCAAAGACCCTGACTATAGAAATGGTTACTTAGGTAAGTTTGGACATTGGCTGGTGAAGATTTTTTTAGGTCTTAGGACAGAAACACAGAAACACAGGTTTGTTGAAGAAGACCTGCCTAATGATTTGGCTCAGGATGCTATGAAACTTTTTCTCAGGTTTAAATCCCAAATAACGGACAGGAATGACAAAGATTTAAATAAAATGAAAAAACTGGAAGACTTGTTTGATGTAATTGATAAGTACAAGTTACGGGATAGATTGTCTAAATCTGATAAAGAGAAGGCTAAAGAAAGGGGAGAATCTGAGGTTTATACTTTTTATGAGGGAAACAACTGGGTTATTTTGAGTATTTTGACTCATGAGGCAATGAAGTTTTGGGGACAAGAGACAAGGTGGTGTGTAGTATCAAGTGCAACCTGGTTTAATAGGTATATTTCACAGAGTGAGTTGTTGTTATTAGTTCCAAAAGTGGACGGGAATCCAGACAGGTTGAGCAAGAAAAGAATTTTGTATCATGCAGAGACAAAACAATTTATGGATGTGCAAAATGAACCTGAAAATCCTATTGATTTCTTTAATACAAATCCAGAACTTCAAGAAGATAGGGATAGTCCTTTTTACAATGTATTTAAAACAGTAGTATTTAAGGTTGAAAAACCAGAAGAATGGGCTGTGTTTTTTGAAGATTATCCGGATAATGCTCTATCTATTGATTTAATTAGACAGATATTATCAGGAGAAGATAGAGATTTGTTTTCGTCTAATGAACCAGCAGATTTGTCAGAACTGTTTAATTACTGTTTTTCTAAAGAGACTATAGAAGATATAAAAAAGATATATAAGGAAAGAGACTCAGAAGGATTTGTTTTAGAAGAAGACAATGTTGATTCTTTAATTAACTATATCAAAGAAAATGATTTAGAATCTCCATATAATAGTTTAGTTTCAGATTTTTTGTATCAGGACGCACATTCATCAGCATATAATGAGATTATTGATATTATAGATACTCCAAAGAAAATAACTTCTGATTTTGCTATCATATATTCAAACTATGTTGATAATTGGCTTATTACTCAAGGTGTGGGACATATTGAGTGTACTGTTATGGATATATTTGGACAATATTTAGAAGGAAGGACATATTCTATAGAAGGGTTGGGTGAGTTGTGGACTCAAGACTATTCTGTTGAGTATTATTTTAGTCCTGTTTTTGAGCCTCGATATGGTTTTTCCGGTGCGGTAGATTATGATAGTTTTTGTGAGGGAAATGTTTTAGACTATTTAAAAAGGGAGCAGTAATGGAGACCTTATTTCCAACCATTAAAGACATAGAGACTGCTTTTTTATTAACAGCAGACTACACCCGAAGACATTTTCCTATGATTTCTTATAAGGTTCTTTTGACTACAGTTCAGGATATTGACGAGGTTCATGGGGAAATACAAGAAGCACAGAAAAAATGGGCTGAACCTATTTTAGTTAGGGCTTTTGCTATTCCAACAGAAATAACTCAGCCTTTAACTAAATTTGGAGTTGAGGATTTAAGAAGAGTTGTGCTTAATGTTAGTGTTCCTGATTTAGTTACGGCTGGTTTGGCTGAAATGGATAATGATTTTAATGTGGTGTTAAAGTGTAGTTTGGGGGACAGGTTCACTTATACTAATAGAGATTATTCTGTACTGAGTTTTGTTCCTGCTAAGAGGTGGGCTAATACAGATAAGATTCTTTTTTATCAATTAGATGGTGAAATTTACAGAGACATATCAGAAAGATATTCTATATGAAAGAATACATCCTCAACTTACTTACTGAAGCCAAGATAGAATCTGAGTATAAACGATACCAGGATTTACTTGATTATGAAACCTATGAAAAGATAGTAACCAAAGACCCTGACTATAGAAATGGTTACTTAGGTAAGTTTGGACATTGGCTGGTGAAACTCTATCTTGCTCTTCCATCCAAAGATGCTAAGAAGCGGTTTGTAGAGGAAGACTTGACAAAGGAACAGACCCAGGATTCTATGAAACTTTTTCTCCGGTTCAAGTCCCAGATAACAGATAGAACTGATAAAGACCTTTCTCATATTAAGTCTCTTGGAGATTTGTTCAGGATTATTCAAAAATATGGGTTAGATGTCAAGGTGTCAAAATCTGATGTAAAAAAAGCGGTTGAAAAGGGTGAGGATGAGGTTGAGGTTATTTATGAAGATTCTGATTGGAAGATAGTTTCTTTGTTGACTCCTGAATCTGCAAAATTCTATGGAAAAGGAACAAATTGGTGTACTGCTGGGTCAGATTATGGGGAAGAAGTGTTTAAAAATTATGATTCCAAAGGCCCTCTTTATGTGGTTTTTCACAAGAAAGATACAGAAAAAAGGTATCAATTACATCCAGAGTCTCAGGAATATATGGATAAATATGATAATCCTGTTGAACTTCATGACTTGAAAGAAAAAGTTGGAACAAAAGCATGGTCTATTTTAGGTAGAAAGGTGTTTTTTGCATATTTTATACAGGAATTTGGAGACAAGTTTTCTACCCCTATTAGTATATCAAAAGGTTTGACAATTACTCATTTTGATATAGAAAAAGATGTTCTTTCTTTAGAGATAACACCTGCTTGGTATCATAGGGTTTTTAATCCAGATTATTCTGAAATGTTTTATGACTTTCCTGATAATTATATGGAAGATAGAACTGAAGATTGTAATAAATTTCCATTAAGTGGTGTTGGTTTGTTGGAGGTGTTTAAGTCCGGTGAAGAATTATTGGCTTTAGAAGATGTTTTAGATACGAGTTGTTATTGTACTGATGTTTTAGAAGAGATTATTAGTGAACAAGAGCCTGATGAGAGTGTGGAGAAAGTTAAAAGAAAGATGTTTAAAGCAAAAATATTGAGTAAGAGTTTATTAAGGGGGATTTATTTTGAGGGCATAAAGACAAAGATAAACTCTCTGAACCGGATTGGTGAGTTTCAAGCCAGGTTTTCTAATGATTTTACTTTGATGGTATCTGATGTCAGGTTAAGTTATGTGGTTAGATATTTGGTTCCTTTGAACTATGAGGGACAATTCCTTGCTTCTTGTTTAGGTTTTTTAGTTATAGGTAGGATAGATGATGATGAGTTAGATGAAATAGATTATTATCCAGATGATTCTTATCATCCTTTATATCCTTTGTTTGAGGCTAAAATTCGGGTAGAAACTGTAGTTGATTTATATTATAACAGGGGGCAGTAATGGAGACTTTATTTCCAACTATTAAAGACATAGAAACTGCTTTTCTTTTAACAGCAGACTACACCCGAAGACATTTTCCTATGGTTCCTTATAAGGTTCTTTTGACTACAGTTCAGGATATTGATGAGGTTCATGGGGAAATACAAGAAGCACAAAAGAAATGGGCTGAACCTATTTTAGTTAGGGCTTTTGCTATTCCAACAGAAATAACTCAGCCTTTAACTAAGTTTGGAGTTGAGGATTTAAGAAGAGTTGTACTTAACGTTAGTGTTCCAGATTTAGTTACGGCTGGTTTGGCTGTAATGGATAATGATTTTAATGTAGTATTAAATTGTAGTTTGGGAGATAGGTTTAGTTATACAAATAGAGACTATTCTGTACTTAGTTTTGTGCCTGCTAAGAGGTGGGCTAATACAGATAAGATTCTTTTTTATCAATTAGACGGTGAAATTTACAGAGACATATCAGAAAGATATTCTATATGAAAGAACACATCCTCAACTTACTAACTGAAGCCAAGATAGAATCTGAGTATAATCGTTACAAAGATTTACTTGATTATGAAACCTATGAGAAAATAGTTACAAAAGACCCTGACTATAGGAATGGCTATCTTGGAAAGTTTGGACATTGGTTGGTGAAGATTTATCTTGCTCTTCCTTCAAAAGATGCTAAGAAGAGATTTATAGAGGAAGACTTGACAAAGGAACAAACCCAGGACTCAATGAAACTCTTTCTCCGGTTTAAGTCCCAGATAACTAATAGAGAAGATAAAGAACTGACAAAGATTAAGTCTCTTGGAGAGTTGTATGATATTATCTTAAAGTATGGGTTAGATGCTAAGTTGTCTAAATCTGATAAGAAAAAGGAAGTAGAGAAGGGTGAGTTTGAGGCTGATTTACTTTATGAGGATGATGATTGGAAGGTTGTGTCTCCAAAAACTCCCGAATCTGCTAAATTCTATGGAAAAGGAACTTCATGGTGTACGGCTGGTAGTTCTCAGGGTGAGTACTATTTTAACAAATATACAGAAGATGGCCCTCTTTATATTATTTTAAATAAGGATGATGACAGGGAAAAATACCAATTACATTTTCCTTCGGCTCAATATATGGATAGGTATGATGACCCTATTTCATTATCAACATATTTAGATGGAATGAATTCTGATTGGACTTCAGGGTTGATAAATTATGTTTCTGATTTAATTTATGGTTCTTTTTTTGAGAAACATGGAGATGTTTTTACAGAAGAATTTGAAGTGATTGGGTGGATAACTTGTATTGGTTTTGATAAGAAAAAGGGAACTATTGATATAAAAATACCTCCGAGAGGCTATGATACAGGGTTTGAATATGGTGAGAATTATTATGGTGAGGATGTGTGTCAAGATAGGGGTAATGAGGAAGAGGAATATTTTATTCAACTTTCAAGTTCAGGTTTTATAAGGTGTTTAGAAGGAAAGGGAGAAGATATTGCTTTGGATGCTTTAACAGAGTATGATATTGATACTGAGGATATAATCAAAAAAGGTTTTGTTTTAAGGGATTTAGAGACCATGTTAAGGGAGGTATTTATAGACAATCAAAACAGGGAAAAATTGACTTCTATTTGTTATGATATTATTGGAGATGACCTAAACAAGTATAAAGATATAGAGGAAGCACTTATCAATGAGCGTGCCAGATTGAGAGAGGTTAGGGAGTTGATTGGGGAAGTTTATTCTGTGGACATAGTTCAGGGGGGTATAAAAAATTTAAGAGTTCCGGTTGATGAAATGCTGGAAGAATATTTTAGTAGGGTCTGGGGGACATTGGACGAGCAGAAAAATCTTATTCTGAAAAATAAATCTCTTATAGATTTTCTTCTGGCTTTAAAACGTGATAATTATTATGCTATTTTCTGGAGTTTGTATTATTCTGAAGAAGATATGCCTTATGGTGAGCCTGTTTTTGATGTTTGTTTTAATATTGTGCCTCTTTTAAAACAGTTCAAACCTGAGTCGTCTGGGGAATTTAACAGGTTACTAAGTAAAGAAATAGATAATTTTAAGTATTAACAATTAAAAGTCCTGCCTGTTTCCTTCGTATAATTAGATAGTATAAGTTTCTAAGTATTTCTACAGAGTACTATATTGAAAGCAGAACTGGTTGAAAAAAGTTACAAAATTCCTGATTTTGCCAAGTTTTTTGAGAAAATACTAATTCAGGTTGCTGGAACATCTTCTCCTATTATGGAGGATTTAGAGGAACAGGGTTGGTTCTCAGTAGGTGAAAAGGGAAAATTTGATGAGAAAATCCTAAAGAAATACTCTTTTTTAGAGAATAAAGAAGAGTTTTTTAAAAATTATATGAAGTGTTTTAAGGTGGTTTCTTATCCGGCTACAAACAGTTATGTTTTGTGTTTTTCGGCTGATATGGCTGAAAAATACAGACTACCTTTTAATATTGTAGAACTTATGCACTTTGGGGCTTCTGTTTTTCCCCAGATGAAACATATAGATTTTGTTATTTATAAACATAAAATTTGGCTTAAATCTGAATATGAAAAATTTATAGGTGCTGGAATATGACAGTTCCTTCAAGATGGGTTCAGTTATATCAAAATTATGACCACTCTTTTGTGGATAAGGTAAGAACTCTAAAATTTCATACTACGGATGATAAGGGGGTAGATTCTGAGAAACCTTTATTATGTGTGTTTGCTACTCCAGAAAGGGCTTTTGCTCAGGTGGCAAGACAGATAGCCAGGAGGAGAAATCTTCCAAAAGAGGAGGAAGATGTTATATTGAAAAATATCCCCCTTCCTATCGCTTCTATATCCAGGGGAATAGGTAAGTTTGACCATGAGAGGTATGTTAGATGTTACTTGCAAAAATGTGCGTATGATTTAAAATTGAATAAATTAGTGGGAACTCAAAGACCTCTTCCTTATACATTTCCATTTCAGGTGGATTTGTGGTCAAGGGAATTACAGACTTTAGATGATTTGACTGTACAGGCTATGATTTGGTTACGGGCTAATGAGTTTTGGATGACTGTTAAACACCCTGAGCCAATAGGGGATGTTAATGTTTTGTGCCTGTTCGATAACATAGTAGATAATTCAGTTTTGGAATCAGAGACAGAGCAAAGAACTTTAAGAAGGACTTTGAATTATAATGTTTTTGGTTGGTTGGTATATGACCCTGAATATTATGGGTTTGTGGAGAAAATAACTATAGAACATTATGATTTGGAAACAGAAGAATTTTGGGAATCTTATGAGGTTACTGAATAATGGCAGGAATTGGACTTGTTTCCACAGCGGTAATGGTTGTTGGTGATGCAGAATTAGATGAATTCTATTTAGGTTTTACTGCTTATGATTGGATGAAAATAACAGGACTTCAGGCAGTTGTAAGGGGAACCCCTCCTTCTGGGTCTTGTGTCAGGTTTAGGTTGTTTGTCAATAATGTTAGTACAGGTCAGGATGTGAGCATTGCTGATGGTCAGGGTTATGGTTATTCTGTTACTCCATTTGAGGTTATTTGTAATTTGGAAGATGAAATATCTTTTAAATGTATTGCCATTGGTTCAGGAAACCCTGGGTCATGGATTGAAATAAAATTAAATTATGAAACAAATATTATATTTAAGGAGAAATAAAATGGGAGCAAAAAGTCCAGGCATCTATCTAAAAGAGACAGACCTTAGCAATTATACTCCTAATGTTAGTATGTCTGTTTGTGGTATGGTGGGAACTGCAAGCAAAGGCCCTGTTGATGAAATTATGTTAATAACTGATGAGGGGCAGTTAATTAACACATTTGGAGTACCCTCGGCAGAACATGTTGCCTTATATTCGGCAATAAACTATTTAAAACGTGGTAGGCAGTTGTTGTTTGTTAGGGTTGCTCATTATGATGTAACAGCCGAAGTTGATTTTGTTGATGAGGCTTCCGTTGTGCACGGAACATGGTCTGCTGTTAGTTCCGGTTCGTGGGGTAACAATATTTCAGTTGAGGTGGAGGATGGTTCTGATGCTGGAACTAAAAGAGTTCTTGTGTATTATGATGAGGTTCTGGTTGAAACGTTTGACAGACTTTTAACAGCCTCTACTGATGATACTGATGCTAATTACTTTATAACCAGAATAAATGGGGTTTCTGATTATATTTATATTGATTTAACTTCTACTCCTGAAACTATAGATAATGATGAGTATGTTTTGGTGGGTGGTGATGATGGGTCAGACGATATAGTAGATGCTGATTATATAGGTATTGCTGGAACTCCTCCAACAATTCTACCTACTGGGTTACAGTTGTTTGCTAATCCAGAAACAGTTTTAGTAGATATGTTGGCTGTTCCTGGCATTAGTACAGATGCTGTAATTTCTGCTGGGATAACTATATGTGAAAATAGAGGTGATTGTATCTATTTGATAGACCCTCCTGAAGGTTTAACTGTTAAAGAAGTTGTGGCTTGGTCTAATGGTTTGTCTGCTTTGCCAGATGCTCCAGCGGCCGCTATTAACAGTTCTTACGCAGTGATAGATTATTCATGGTGTACTGTTTATGATGGTTATACTCAATCCAGAATAACTGTTCCTCCATGTGGTTTAAGGGCTGGGGTTATAGCCTATACAGATGACCAGTTTAATGTTTTTGATGCTCCTGCTGGGGAGACAAGGGGTTTGTTGTTTGATGTTTTGGATGTAGAGCATAGTCCTACTCTGGGCGAAAGAGATTACATGTACACAAGTGGAAATGTTGTAAATCCTTATGTTAAATATGCAGGAGTAGGTACGGTTATTTGGGGACAAAGAACTGCTCTAAGAAGTGCTACTGCCAGGGATAGAATAAATGTTAGACGGTTGCTTTGTTATTTGAAAAGAGCAATTTCATGGGCTGTTCGTCCTCTGTTGTTTGAGCCAAATATTGAAGAGACATGGATGAGGCTTAAAAATATAGTTGAGCCTGTTTTGGCTGATGTGGCAAGCAGGGGTGGTTTAGAGGATTATAATGTTGTTTGTGATGAGACTACAAACACAGCACTTTTGAGAAATAGAAATGAGATGCTGGCAAAAATCTTTTTAACTCCTGCTAAAACAGCGGAAGTTATTACATTAGACTTTGTATTGCTTGCATCTGGAACATCTACAGTTACAGAAATTTAAGGAGAAAAATTATGGCAGTATTACCAGGAATATCGGCTGACCATATTGCTCCGGCAGGGGGTGCTTTTGAACCTGCCAGAAAAAATAATTTTACTATTATAGTTCCTTTTGGCACTACAGAAATACAGATGGCATTAGCATCTTGTCCACTACCAAAACCAGGGGTTGGAGAACTTACCATTCCTTATGGTAATGAAGAGAGATTTGTGGCTGGGGTGGCTAAATTTGATGCTGTTGCGTTGGTAGTAAAGGATTTTGTTAGACACGGGATTTTGAGGGCTGTTAGGCAGTGGAGGACTATGGTTTATGACCCAAGAACAGGTGCAATAGGTTGGGCAAGAAATTACAAAAAAACCTGTGATATAGTTATGTTTGGGCCTGATGGGTCTCATTGGAGGGTATGGAGATGTATTGGTGTCTGGCCATCAAGACTTAATGAAGGTGATTTTAAAATGTCTGAAAGTGCTGATAATAACAGGATTGAGATGACACTTGAAATGGACAAAGCAGTTTATTTGGGTTATGCTGGTGGTCGTTAAGGGAGAAGAGAAATGTCTTTTAAAGGAAGAGTTTTTACTGAAGAGCATAAGAGGAAACTGAGTGAGGCTCATAAAGGTAAAAAACTGTCTGAGGAGCATAAGAAGAAAATTGGGAAGGTTTTTAAAGGTAAAAAACTGTCTGAGGAGCATAAACAAAAATTAAGGGTTTATGCTTCTAATAGGTCAAAAGAACATGAGAAAAAGATTAGAGAGAGAAGTAAGGGATGGAAACATTCAGAAGAATCAAGGAAAAAGATGAGTGATTTTTGGTCTGGTAGAAAAAGAAAACCTTTATCTGAGGAGACGAAGGAAAAAATTAGAGAAACTCAAAAAGGTAAGATTATTCCAGATGAGATGAGAAAGAGAATAAGTGAGACCTTAAAGAAAAAGTATGAAGAAAACCCTTCTTTAAGGGAAAAGATAAGTAAAACTTTAGTAGGAAAAATAATGAACAGTAATAATCCTCAAAATTATATTCGTACTAAAAAAGGGGTTTTCTTTTCGGAAAAGAATGGATGTGAACTTCATTATGATTCTTCTTATGAATTGACTGCTTATAATTTGTTGGAGCAGATGTCCATAGTTGAGAAATATGAGAGATGTCCTTATGTTGTTCCTTATGTTTTTTCTGATGGGGTTAAACATAGATATATTCCTGATATTTTGATTAAGTATGTGAATGGTATTGAGGAGGTTGTGGAAGTGAAGCCAAAATCCAGGTTAAAAGAGGAAAAAAACAAATATAAAATAAAGTCTGCAATGAAATTTTTCCAGTCTAAAGGAATAAAGTTTAATGTTTGGACTGAAGAAGATTTAGGAATATAAGGAGAATATTTATGGGATTCAATATGTTGAATGCAGACCATGTGGCAGGGATGGGGCAAAATTCTCTCGAACCGCAACGTGTTAATAACTTTACCCTTATTATTGGTCTTACAGGGCAAGGGATTAGTGGTGATGCCAGATTGTTACAGTTAGCAATAGATAGTTTTAAAATTCCTGCTGAGTCAAACAGTCCAATAATGATTCCTTACGGGAATGAGGTCAGGAAAGTGGCAGGGGTGGCTAAATGGGAGAATGTTACTTGTAATGTGAAAGATTTTGTTGATAAAGACATATTAGGTTCTATTATGTCTTGGTTTAATGTTGTTTATGATGTAAGAACAGGAATAGTTAATCATTCTTTTGTCTATAAAAGACAGGGATTATTGGTTGCCTATGGCCCTGATGGGAGACAAAGCAGGACATTTAATTTGTATGGATTATGGCCTACTCAAGTTGACCCAGGAGGTGGGGATATGGCTTCAAATACCAATAATATGATAACTATGACTCTTAGAGCGGATAAGTGTATTAGTAATTTGTAAGATAAGGAGTGTTGAGAATGGAAGAGTTTAAAGATGATAGTGTGGTTGAGCCAGTAGAAAATTTACATCCCTTTGAGGAAAAAGTTATAGTTCCTTCTAAAGGTATGTTCTATGGTGGAAAACTTCCTGGAGGTGTAGTCAGGATTAGACCAATTAGTGTTAAAGAGGAAAAACTTCTGGTTAATGCACAAGATAAATTGTCAGCCATTGATTTGGTTTTAGATAGGTGCCTCTTGACCAGAACTTTGCCCTTGAATGAATATTTGGTTACTGATAAGTTCTTTCTGTTTTTGAATGTTAGAACAATCAGTTATGGGCCTGATTATCAGTTTATGGTCAAGTGTTCCGGTTGTGGCAATTCCTTTAGACATCAGGTAATTCTACCTCAGGGTCTCAGGCTCAAAGTCCCTACGGATGATAGTGTGGAGCCGTTTGATGTTTTTCTACCTATGTGTAAGAAAACAGTATCAATTAGGTTTCTAAGGGGCAAAGATGAGACTGAAATCAGGGCTTTTGCTAAACAGACAAAAAGACCTGATGGAGACCCTACTTATAGTTATTCTTTAGCAAAATCTATTGTTTCAGTGGATAAAAAAGAAATGAATCCGGTAGAGTTATTAGAATTTGTTGAGAATCTTTATGGTAGAGACAGTTTAGCCATTAGGAATGCTTTGGAGAAAAATCAGTCTGGAATAGATTTGGAAATAGACGCTGAATGTCCAACTTGTCTGGAAAGATTTAAGACTCCAATAGAGTTTTCTACTGAGTTTTTTCGTTCAGGAGTTGGGGAGGAGTAGAGCCTTCCTGACTGAGATTATTGCGGAACAGGTGATGTTATCTAAATACTTCCATATCTCCCTTAGTGAGAGCAATAATTTAGTGTTGCCGGAGTTAATTTATATTAAACAGGCAATATCAAAGATAACAGAGGAATCTAATGGCTGATATTTTTTCAGAACAAATATTCAAAATAACTTTCAAAGATGAATTTACTCATCAAGCCAAAAAATCTTTAGATACATTAAAAAAAGATTTTAGTGCTATGACTGAGGAGTTTGCTAAAGGTTTTGCCAAGTCTTTAACTCCACCTACTGGTTCTGGAGTGGGGCTGGGTGGTGATAAAAGAAGAAGGTCTGTTGGTAGTTTTGAAGGTTTGGGTTTAGGTGGGAAACTTTTGTTTGCTCCGTTTGTGTTGGAATTAAAGTTATTGGAAGCCACTTTAAAAACCTCTCTTGCAGTTTTAAGTAAAGTTCCTATGGTTATTGGGGATATAACTAAGGCTCTTGGCCCTAAGTTGATTTCAGGAATTTCTTTTGTATATGATAAAATGGGGGATGTTGTAAAGAAAATTGGTGCTGGTCTCAGTCCTCTTTTTAAAAAGGCAATGGATAGTGAGTTTGTTACTAAAGTTAGAACTGGTTTTTCTATGATTTTTTCTGACCTTGCTTCTGGATTTAAAAAAGTAATGTATAGTGATTTTGTTACTAAAGTTAGAACTGGTTTTTCTATGATTTTTTCTGACCTTGCTTCTGGATTTAAAAAAGTAATGTATAGTGATTTTGTTCAGAGGACAGGAGAATATTTCAAAGGGGCTTGGAATTTTTTAAAGCCTACTTTTGCTAAACCCTTTATAGATGTTTTCGGGGGAATAGGTAAATCAGTTTCAGATAAGTTTAAGGGGCTGAAGACCTGGATTTTTGGTGCTAAAGAAGGAGATGAAGATAAAAAGAAGGGGGAAGAATCCTCAAAAAAAGGTGGGGTTATAGGTGGAGTTATAGGTGGTATTTTTTCTAAATTTACAGCGGTTTTAGGGGTTGCGGCCTTATTAACCAGAGCCTTAGACCCCCTTATTAAGATGGTTCAGATGTCTTTACAACCTCTTTTAAATGAGTTGTCTTTTGTTTTTACTGATATAATGGACGCTGTGGCTCCTATGATAAAAGAGTTGTTACCTGTTTTTATGGATATTTTTAAAGAACTGACTCCTGTTTTATCTGAAGTAGTTTTTGCTGTTTTAACTCCTTTGATAGATGTTATAAAAATTCTTCTTCCTGTTTTTGGTGATTTGGCTAAGACTATTTTACCGTTATTAGTTCCTCCTTTACAGTTGGCTGGAAAATTGTTGGTTTGGGTTGCTAAAAGTACTGAGTGGTTTGTTAAAGGGTTTAAAGCAATGATTGACTGGTTAAAAAAGTCATGGATAGGGAAGTTGCTTTCTAAGGCTTTTGGTTTAGGGGGAGCAGAAAGTAAAGGAATGGGAACAGTGGGAGAGGAGGAGGCTAAAAAATATTCTGGTTTTGATGAAATGAGAAGAAGAGGTGATATTGTAGCAGAAATAATGTCTTCTCCTATGATGCAAAGAGCCACAGCAACTCAAAGAGATGAGTTTATTAAGCATTTGTTTGATATAGATTTTTCAAAAGTTCTTTCTTTAGGTGCTAAGGGTGTTAAGGGAGAATTGTCTTTTTTCAGGATGTTGCAAGGAGAAGGTTCTTTTGGAGGTTCTCCTGGAGCAGAAGCATCTCCAGTTTTTAGAGAAAAAGTAAATGAAATACATAAAACTTTTAAAGAAGAAGGTTTTGATAAAGGTATGATGGCTTTAGTTGGAGTTATGATAGACCTTAAAGATGCTACTGTAGCAAATACAGCAATTATGCAAGAGATAAAAGAAAAAGAAGGGTCAGCAGGTTTTAGTGTAACTGCTAAACCTCCTGATGCGGAATATGAGAGAATAAAATTTCAAAACTCTCTCATGGATAGACCTATAACTTATTAAGAAAATTAAAAATGGCAAATAAACCGTACATACCTCCTTTAATTACAATTTATGGAAGTTCTAAAACAACTTTTACTTGTGATTTACAAAAAGAATTATCTATTGGATATACTTCTCATTTGGAAGCAATAACTGGTTCTCAGAATCAAGTTTCTCATCCGGCAAATATTCTTTGGAAGGGTGGTGAATTTAAAACCATAGGGTTAAGAGGAGAATTAGCGGTTGGGGTTACTACAGGAATCAACATGCCAGGGGCTACAGGACAAACTCTTTTAGATATGTTGTCAATTTTATATAGACTATCTCTTCCACAAGTATTTGTTCAACAAGGGATTACTCCTCAACTTTGTACTTTAATTGTTGGTTCTGGTGGGAAAGCATGGTTGCAACAAACAGGTTATGTTTCTGATATACAATCAGTATTAAAAGCCCCATTTGATGAGGAGGGAAGACCTATGTATGCTGATATAACTATACAATTTACTATAGATTTTGGTAGAGATTTAAAACAATTACCAAATGCTGAAAATCCAAGAATCTGGGTGGATAAATATAATGGATAGATATTGGAAAACAAAAACATATATAGATGATTCAGTGTCTAAGGGAAGAAAAAGGTATGGGTTATGGGAGTGTCCTGATTTTACTAAATTACCGGAGTTGGAGTTGACAGATGACACTTTTTTTACTTACAGGATTGCTGATACTGATTTAGGAAGAATTGACCTTTTAGCCTATAAATTTTATGGGGATGTTAGTTTATGGTGGGTTATTTGTGTAGTTAATAAAATAGCCAACCCCTTAACAGATATGTGGGTTGGTCAGGAATTAAAAATACTTGATAAAGATTATGTAGCAAAGTTGATTAGGGTTTAATTTATGGTTTCAGCAATTAGAAATTTTAAGTGTGTATTAGATTTAGGCTTATCAGAAGAACCTTATTCTACAACTATGAAAATATCTGAGACTATTTATGGGCAATCTACCTATCAAGTAGATTTACATTATACTAATAAACTTCTTGCTAATGAGGTTATAGAAAGAGTTGAAGGTAATCAGGAATGTAGTCTTTATTGGTTTGAGATTTTTGAGGATAAGAGAATACAGAGTTATGTCAGGACTGTAGATATTATTTCTATGGAAACAGAGTTTTTTAATACAGGGTGCAGGGTTGGGTTGTTGGGTGTTGATAAGTTTTATTCAATGCAGAGGATTAGAAAAGGAAGGGTTTTTAAGAATAAGACTTTTAAAGAGATTTTAGATGTTATAGCCTCTGATTATGGTTTGAAAGTATATACCGATGTTGACACTAAAAAGTTACATGTCGTCCAGGGTTATGAGTCAGATTATGATTTGATTGTGAAGTCTTTAATTCCCCAGGCTCAGCAAAGTATTTTTATATCTGGGTTAGGGAATAAACCATTACCATTTATTTTTTATATAGATACAATATGGAAGACTTTGGTGGTTTGCCGGAGAACACAGATACCAAAATTTCCTACGTTAAAATTTTCAACCAATCCCAGAGATAAAACTGAGATTAGGTCTTTGTATATGACCGGAACATCAAGATTAGAAACAGGTCATTATTATACTGTTGGTAGGGGGATAGATTATATTAAGGAACCTTTTTGGTTTAGAGAGTTTAATTCAAAAAAACTGGATATAATTTATGATGATTATTATGGTGGCAAACAGGTTTTTAACAAAGGTGCTGGGGCTTATGGTTCAGAGCCTTTGGAGGTTTTATCTCAGGATTCTCAGGTAGATTCACATATTAAAGGACACATGCCAAAGCCTTCTTTATTTTCTAAATATCGGTTATCTATAAATTCTGAACCTTATACCCCAATAGTAGTAGGTATGAAAGGAGAGGTTTTAAATGAGGGTGGTTTATATATAGAGGGAGATTACTTGGTTTATGCTTTTACATTAGAAATATCTTCTAATTTTGCTTATCAGATAACATTTTTAGAGAGGGCGGTTAGACCATGATTAAAGGTTATTTTGGATTGTATAGAGGACAAGTTAAAGCCAATGATGATAGGGGAGAGGGGTTTCCTTATTTAGGTAGGATTAAAATATCTATTCCCCAGATTTATGGAGATGTTATTGATGATGAACTTCCCTGGGCTTGGCCTTGTTTTAGTTTTTCAGGGATAAAAGATGAGAACGATTTACAAGGTGGAGTGGTTGCTATTCCTCCAATAGGGGCTACTGTTTGGGTTATGTTTGAAGAAGGCAATCCTATGATACCTGTATATATGGGAGGGTGGTATCCTCCTGCTACTAAAGTTCCGGTAGAGGCTCAGACTGCCTCAAATCAGTATCAGGGGACTATGGCTAATTATCCTAATATATTTCTTGTTAAGTCCCCATATAAAGAAAATGTTTTTGTAAGATTTAATGATGACCACTCCATAGAGGTTGTATCTGGAGATGATTCTGTTATGTTGAAATCTCCTACTAATGAAAATGAGGATGATGGAGAGGTGAGTGTTATGACTAAGAAATCCAATATTAGATTAGAGGTTGTTAGTGCTTTTAGAGAGCCTGAGGATTTACCTGTGAATAAGGGTAAGGTTACAATTTGGGCTAACTCTATAGAACTCAGGGCTAAGAAAGATATTAAAATATATTCCGGTGAGTGGGAAGTAGTTGATGAGGAAACTGGGGAGACTGAAGTTAAAACTGATGGAGATATTAGAATCCAGGCTTCTAAGGACATGATAGTAGCCTGTCAGAAGAAAGGCAGTCAATATGCAGTTGACCCCAGAGAAGGTGAGTGGCAAATGAGGGCATATAAAACAAGCGGATATGAAAAACATGGTGAATAATGAGTAGATATTGGTGTGGAATGGCTTTGCCCTGGAAAGGGACTTTAGCATCGTTGGTAGAGTCTAAGGATGATAAAGAGGTAATTACCAGTTCTATTATTTGGATTATTATGACCAGAATAGGTGAAAGGGTTATGAGACCGGAGTTTGGGAGTGATGTATCTCAACTGGTTTTTGAATTAAATAATGATATGACTCTTAGTAGATTTGAACAAAGCATCAAATCTGCTTTAGATAAATTTGATGATAGGGTTGAAGTTGTAGGTATTAAATGTGTCCAAAAAGATGAAGTTATGGAATGTACAGTTACATGGAAAATGAGGAAGTTTGGAACATTTGATACTAACCAAACAGTATTTCAGTTTAGTCCAGAAAGGTTTATGTTATGAGCAATATACCTGCTATTAGATATACTTCAAGAGATTTTGAAGCAATTAAGCAGTCATTTGAAAACCATCTTAGAGCCAGATTTGCTGATTCGTGGAAGGATTTTTATCAAAGTAATATAGGAATAGCATTAAGTGATTTAATAGCCTATGCGTTTGATGTTTTGTCTTTCCAGATAGATTATACTGCTAATGAGATGTTTTTAGATACAGCCAGGGACAAGAGGTCTGTGTGGCTTTTAGGCAGGCTGGTGGGGTATCAGATGCGAACTGCTACTTCCGCTTCAGTGGAATGTACAGGAACCATAACCGCTCCCCAGGCTAACAGGGTAATAATTCCGGCTGGGACTACTATTACAAGCAGAAATGGGGTTGCTTTTTACACGCTATCAGACCAATATATTTTGGCTGGTGAAACTACTGCTGATGATATTTTATTTGTAGAAGGAACAGTTGAAACAGATACTTTTAGTTCTGATGGTACTGCTTTTCAGAGATTTACATTAGCAAGGTCTTCTGTTGTACAAAATACGTTAGTAGTAGAGGTAAATGGAGATGAATGGACAGAATATACAAGTTTAGCCTATTGTACTGATACTACTCAGGGGTTTGTTGTAGAATATGATGAAAATGGTCAGGCTACTATAATGTTTGGTGATGGGACAGTTGGGGCTATCCCTCCTGCTGGGGCTGATAACATTGTTGTTAGTTATAGAGTTGGTGGTGGTGTTAGGGGTAACATTCCTTTGAATGATATAAACGGGTCTGTAACAGGAACCATAGAAACCACTGCTGTAACAATCCAGGTTAGAATTGTGAATGATGAGAATACAGGGTCAGGTGGTGAAGATGCTGAAACAGCCAATCATGCTAAAATATGGATACCGTATTGGGTAAGGTCTAATGGAAGAGCAGTAACAGAATCCGATTATGATGTTTTAGCCAATGCTTTCAATGACCCTATCTATGGTTCCCCTGCTTTTGCTAAGTCATATTTAAAGCAGGAAATTCCAGAATTAAATACGGTTATGGTTGCATGTCTAACAGGAGATACAAAAGTTAGGTTGGTAGATGGTTCTGAGAAATCAATGGAAGAACTTGCATTAAACTATAAGAAACCTTTTTATGTGTATGCTTATGATAAGGATAGAAAAAAGATAACAATAGCCAAAGCCTTTAATTCCAGAATAACAAAATATGTAGATGAGTTGGTTGAAGTTACTCTTGATAATGGTGAGAAACTTAAATGTACTCCAGACCATAAGATTTTGATGAGGGGAGGAGTTTATAAAGAGGCTGGAGATTTAGTAGAAGGAGATTCCTTGATGCCTTTTAATTTTGGAGTAAAGGAAAAAGGAAAGAATCAAAAGTATCCTTATTTGTATGTAAAACAACCTTCTGGTGCTAAAGAATTAGTACATCAAATTGTTGTTAATGATATTTTTGGAGGATACAAATTTCCAAATAAAGAAGTTTGTCATCATTTGGATTTTGATAGGTTTAATAATGACCCTTCTAATTTGAGGTTAATGAGTATTAAAGAGCATAGGGATTATCATACAAAAACCTCCAGTAATAATTTAAAAAAGTTGTGGGGAAAACCAGAAACAAGAGAATATTTAACTTCTTGTTCTTCAAAACAAATGAAAGAATTGTGGGAAAAACCAGAGTTTAGGGAAAAAATGAGAAAGGTTAGTTCTAAAATGCTTAAAGGTTTTTGGGAAAAACCAGAGTTTAGGGAAAAAATGAGGGACATATCAAAGAAAAATGGTACTAATACTATGGAAAAGTTATGGAAAGACTCTTGTTTTAGAGAAAACCATTCAAAAAGACACAGAGAACTGATGAAGAAATTACGAGAAGAAATGAAAACAAATGAGAAGTTTTTAGTTACTCAGAGAAAGGCCTCTCAATTTGCTTTAAAAAACTTATGGAAGACTAATGAAGAGTTTAGAAGAAAGAATGCTGAAAAACTTGCTATTATGAATAAAAGTCCTGTACATACTTTAAATGCAAAAAATGGTAGGTATAGACAAATAGCATTAAAAGCCTTGTCTCTTGGGAAAATAACAGAAGAAACTTGGGAAAAAGTTAGGGGAAAAAGTTGGACTTTTTCTAAAGCCATTGAAACTTTTGGTTCTATAGATAATTTAATTAAAGAGTTGGAGATAAACCATAAAGTAGTTTCTGTGAAAAAAGTAAAAGTCAACCCAATTCCTGTTTATGATTTATCAGTTGAAAAGTACCATAATTTTGCTCTTTCGTCAGGGATTTTTGTACATAATTGTTGGGGTAGAGATGGTTATGGGACTATTGTAAATCCTGGGGAAGGTTTAAAGTCGGCGATTGAAGCCTATTTTAATAATGATGGTGAGGGTGGGGTTAAAATGGTTTGCCAGCATTGTGAAGTTGTTGATGGAGAAATTTGTTATGTTGATATAGATTTAGGGGTTTCTATTGCTTCTACTTATACTGAAACAGAGATGAGACAGGCTATAACTGAGGCTGTAACTGAGTTATTCTCCTCTTCAGAAATGATTCCAGGGGCTGATTTTAGGATTAGTTGGTTATATAATAAAATCCAAAGTATATCTGGTATTCAGTATTGTATAGTTAGAGAGTTGACATTATCTAAAAAAGAGACTCAATTAGTTGCCGTAGGTAATGCTGTTGATACCAATTTTACTTATACTATGACTGGATTAGAGCAGGGGACTGAATTGATAAGGAATTCAGTAGATGTATGGTATGATAGTTCCAATGTTTATTCTGATGATGGTGAAGGTATTTTAAGAGACTCAGGAGGGGTTGCCAGAGGAACTGTTAATTATGATACATTAGAAATTGATGTAACCTTTGCTGGGGCTCCTGGGATTGCTATTCCTGTTTATGTAGAGTTTAGGTACTTATTGGAATATAGTCGTAGTGAGACTCTTGATACAGGGGATGGTACTACAAGGCGTTTTAGAGGGTCTATTGCCCATCCTCCAGTAAATCCTTATAGCCCTACATCCGGTTTGAAGGGAATTGCTATTTCTGATGGTACAAGGTTTATTATGGATGATGGGGCAGGAAATTTAATAGGAGATGTTGATGGTTCTGGTGTTAATAGAATAGATTATACTTCTGGAGCCTATGATTTTACATTCCTAACAGCCCCCTCTAATGGAGTGGAAATCTTTGGAGCCTATTATCAACTTATGACAACATCTTCTAAAGATTTAACTATTGACAAAAACCAGTTGGCTGTGCAAGGTAATTTAGACATAACTGTATTATGAGAGTTTAATGTTTAGTCTGTATTCTCTGTTACCAAGAATAGTAAGGGAAAGAGACCTGTATGCTAATAGGCTACAGGTTATTTCTTCAATCCCTATTTTTGGATGTCTCTATAATAGAAGTATGGATGAAGGTCTTTTTTACGGGACTTTTAGAGTTTATCAGGATACTGTTATTTCCGGTATGGAGGCTTTATTAGTATCTGAGAATCCTACCCAATATGATGTTACAGTAAGATTGGCTGTAAATGGAATTCCTCAAGCAGGCACAGATTTTGTTATTCCGGCTGGGACTACTGTTGATTCTGTAACGTTTCCTGGAGTTGCTTTCGGAGAAGGTGATTTTGTTTCTGTTTATTGTGTGTCTAAGGATGGAAATGAAGAGGTTGGGGTTGCTCTTGAAATAAGCCTGACCATGTATGTTGATAATGAGACAGATACTATAATTAAACGGTTGCTCAGGTGTTTTGAAAGTGAAACCTCTATTCAAAAAGACTTTATACAGGCTATAGGAAATTTAGTAGATATAGAAGCCTGTCCTCAGATATATTTAAATTATATAGGCAGGTTTTTGGGTTTTAGTGTGGTTTCTACTTTGCCTATTGAGAGGAAGAGGATGTTTCTTAAATCTCTGGTCAGGATTTGGAAACACTCAGGAAGGAAATTATCATTTGAGGCTATTTTAAATATTTTCAGTTACTCTACTATAGTTTATGAGTTATATAAAAAAGATATTTATGAGACTGTAAATTACAGCAGAACCGGATTTTTATCAGCCAAACTCTCAGAACATTGTGCTTTTTACCCAGGTTCTTTAGTTGATGATGCTACTTTGTACGGGTTTCAATTTCCTACTAATACTAAGATACAGGGTATGGAAGTTAATGTGTCAAGCAGGCATGTGGATTCCGGTATCATTAGGGTTTATTTAACTGTTAATGGTGTTGTAGATGATTTAAGATATGTAGATATTCGAAAAGGGGACTATACAGGAATATCTGATAATTATAATTTTCCAGAATTATTAGTAGATGAAACTGATTTAATTGGTTTTAGAATAGTGGTTTATGACAGGGCAGGGGTTCCGGCTGGTATTGATGATGGTTGGGTACAGATTTATTTAAAATTAGAAATAAATGAAGATAGGTTACACTCAGCCAGAATCGAGTTGGGGGAGGTTGTTAGTGATGAGGTGCTTGATTGGATAAATATATTGAAACCAATACATGTGTTGTTTGTTAGAACTTCTGAATCAGGTTTTGATAGTGATAGGATGTATTTTCCTATTATAGATACCGTACCGTTAGAATTATTAGAGAACTTTACCTCTTCTTTGAAATTAGATGCTACTGAGACATTGGTTACTCCTACTGATAGCAGAACCTTAAAAGAGACTTGTGTTGTTACCTGTGAAACCGGAGTTGAGTTAATAACAACTTGTGATGATGGTTGTTGTTTTGATAGTTTTTATTATTATAGGTTATCAGGTGAAACTACTAAGGTTTTGTATGAAGACTCTAATGTAGTGGAATGGGATGCTGGAAAAGCCTCTTGTAAGTTTTTAGCCGATGATATATATAGTGTTGATATAGCCTCTCAATGGGATTTCTCGCATAACAGGTGGGTTGAGGGTAGGATTTCTAATTTTGGGTCTAAGTCAATGTTGGATAGGTCTGTTAGGTTTTATGTTAATTTTACAGGGTTGGCTCTTAGTGCTGGTTATGGGGTGGTGTTTTTTGCTGAGACATTGAAAGTTCCCACTATATATCCTTTAGGTTTGTGCTCTGTTCCTCCTGGAGTTAAATGGACAGAGTATCCTTTTTCAAGAGGGAGTTATCCTGGTTGGGAGGGTGGTGGATTAAGCAATATAGGTTATCCTACAGGCTCTCCTATGTGTTTTGATGAACGTAGATTGTTTTTTGTAATACAAAGATTAGGAGCAAATTATTACATAGGAACAAGGTTAGGAGATTATGGGTCTAATGTAACTTTTAGATTGATAAATAATTTATCTAATTGGTTTGGCATTCATTATACTATTAAAAACAACTCTACCCCATATCAAGTTCAATGTTGGATAACTGAACATGATGCTCCTGGAGACCCTGGTGATAATATTCTTCAGGATGGTAGGATTTACAATCAAAATAGTTATAGTGGAGAGGTTCAAAGATTAAATTTTGGAATAGTTGGTAGTATGAGGTGCTTTGACACTGGTGCTACTCAGGAATACGGGTCTGTTTATATTTCTAATATAAACGTTTGGTGTGGTGTTGTAGTGCCAAGTGATTTTAATCCGGCCTTAAATAATGGTGATATATAATGGAACTTTATAGATTATTACCATATATTATTAGGTGGAAAGACTCAACCACCTCTCCAGGGACTCAAGGGATTTTGGAGTTGGTTGTAGAGTGTTTGGAAGATGAGACAGAAACCACTTATGATGAGATAGTTAATCTTCTTACCTTAATTCAGCCATCTGAGATAGAAGCAAATTATCTGTTACTTATATCTATTATGCTTGGTTTTGCTGTTTCGGCTACTGATACTGATGTTAATTTAAAATTTAAGAGATGGTTTGTTAATAACCTTGTGCAGTTTTATAAGATAGCAGGGACTCATCATTCATGGAAATTGTTGTGGAAAATAATAGATTCTCAGGACTTACATATTGAAGAATTATATAAAGATGATATATATGAGAAAGATTATTGGTTTAGGGGTCATGAAGAAGATTATTATTATGAATTATTGCACTCAGCCAGAATTGATTTGTACAGGGAAACAGGAATACTAAAAGAGTTTTTAGATGTTATTGAAGCCTCTGGGTTTATGAGGACTGTTGATTTGTTTAGACCCATTCATGTTTTACTAAGAAGATGGGTTCAGCAGTTTAGTAGTCAAGAAGAGGGGTATGAAGTTTATGATAATGTGTTGGTTTCGGCAAGGGGTATTTGGAAAGAACAAATTATAAGACCTAATGATGCTTTTGAAATAGAGCAAACTTGTATAGATACTTGTGAAACATCTATACAAACAGACCCTTGTAGTTTATATTGTGAGGTGAATTGTGAAGTTGGTATTGAGTATATAGGCCCCACTGGCCCTACTGGGGCCGATGGAGCAGATGGGCCTACAGGGCCTACAGGTGCTGATGGAGCAGATGGGCCTACAGGGCCTACAGGTGCTGATGGAGCAGATGGGCCTACAGGGCCTACAGGGCCTACAGGGCCTATAGGGCCTATAGGGCCTATAGGGCCTACAGGGCCTACAGGGCCTACAGGTGCTACAGGTACTTGGACTGGGACAGGATATACAGGTTATGGTTATGTTGTTTATCATGTTTATTATGATGAGACAGCAGGAGAGTTGAGATATTTAAGAAATAAATGGCAACTTGAAAATGGTATAGTTAAGGACATTACATTTGATGGGACTTTCTTAATTTTAACAGGTGAGGAGTGCGGTTCATGATTTCTTTGTGTTTGATAGTTAAAAATGAAGAAGATGTTTTAGAGAGATGTATTACCAGTTTTAAAGGGTTTTATGATGAATTGGTTATTGTGGATACAGGTTCAATAGATAAAACCAAAGAGATTGCTAAAAAACTTGGTGCTAAAGTTTTTGATTTTAAATGGGAAGATGATTTCTCAAAAGCCAGAAATTATGCCTTTTCAAAATCTACAGGAGATATTTTAGTTTGGATGGATGCTGATGATTTGATTGAAGGGTCTCCTGTTGTTTTTAGGAATTTAGTAGAAGCCTTGTTTTGTGAAGAAAAAGTAGATGGTCTTCATTTGCTTTATTCCCAACAAACAAATGATAGTAGTACAGTTCCGTTCATTCAATATAAAAGGTTGAGAGCAGTTAAACGAGATAGGTATGTTTGGAAGGGGGAGGTTCATGAATTATTATATCCCCTTCCATTAACTAATAATATTACTGTTTTTTCTGACCAGATTAAAATTATTCATGCTCCTTTAATAGATAAAGAACCAAATAGAAACCTAAGAATTTTGAAAAAGAAAAAGAAAAAAAATAGTAGGGATTTGTTGTATTATGGAAGAGAGTTACGAGGTACAGGGAAAATAGAAGAAGCCATTAAAGTTTTTAAAAAAGTTGTCAAGATTGAACCAAAAAATGAATTGGCTTTATATAACTTAGCAGAGAGTTTGGATTTTGCAGGTAAAACTGAGGAAGGTAATAAACTTTTAAAACAATTAGTTAGTCAGGGATGTGGGATTCCTGAACCATATTTAATACTGGGTAAAAAGGCTCATGATGATAAAGATTTTACTCTGGCAAAACAATATTTTGTTGGAGCATTAAATCTTGATAAAAGTGTAAAACATGATGTTGTTTTTGATATAGTTCCTAATAGGACTTATAAACCTCTTGAATGGTTGGCTATTTGTGATTGGAGATTGAATAATTTTTCATCTGCTAAAAAATATCATTTATTAGCCAAACAGTTTTCCCCGTTTAATACATGGATTTTAGAGAATGATAAATGGTTTATAGAAAAACAAGATGTTGATTTGGGATTGGATTTTAATACAAAAATAAGTATTCTTTGTCCTACAAAAAACAGACCTGAGGGGGCTGTGAGATTGTTTCATTCGGCTATGTGCAATGCTTTTAATCCTGATAAGATTGAAATTTTGTTTTCTATAGAGGAAAATGAAGAGTATTTGCATCGGTATAGAAAAATGTTAGAATTACAGTTAATCCCTACTAAATTTACTAAGACTTCGGAGAAATTGAATGAGTTGGCTAAGATTGCTTCTGGAGATATTTTAATGTTTGGAATGGATGATGTTATTTTTGAAACAAGGGATTGGGATGTTCTATTAAAAGCCTCTTTACCTAAAGATATGTTGTTTGTAGGGTTTCCAGGAGTTAAAAAGGCTGTCCAGTATGCTTTTCCTTTAGTATCAAAAAAAATGGTTGATGTTTTGGGTTTTATGTGTTTAGAAGATATTTGTCATGAGTATTTAGATTTATGGTTTCAGGATTTGGGATTTAATTTAGACAGAATTTATTTTATTCAGGATATAATTTTAAATCATGCTCATTATTTAGGGAATGAAGATTATCATGATTGGTGGAGTAAAGACCGTGTTACTAAACGGGCAAAAGATAGAACAGTTTATTTATCTAAAAAAGAAGAAATTTCAGAACTGGTTAAGAAACTGGAATGTTTAAGGAATTCTGATGGGCTCAAAGATAGCACGATTTAGGTGGCAGGGAGGTCTTGGTGATGGGACAGGAGGTTGGGGGCAACCTCTTTGGGTTTGTGATGGTAAAATAGTTTTGTTTGACCCCGATAGTCAGGATTGTGATAGTGTTTGTCCTGCTTGTTGCAACGACCCTGATTTACATGCTTCTCAAAGAATAAGAACCGATGCTTCAGTTTGTTCTGCTGGGCATTGGAATGAGGGCTGGGTTAATTGTGGTGGTGGTTGTACATATTATTCTGGATGGGATGGTGTTCCAAGTGATTGTAATTCATCGGGTAATTGTGATTCTATTCTTTTAACTCAATCAGTTTGTTTTTGTATTCCTGATGGTTGGGAAATGGATATAGATTTGTGGGGAGCGTATAATGATGCTATAAAAACTTCAGTTATTGTAGATGGGGTTGAGGTTATTTCCATAGGTGATACAGTAGGTTCTGCTGATTGTGCATTATCATTTTTAGTTTGGGATGATAGAGAAACTACTACAATAGAGTCTGGATTGCACTGCATACAGTTAGTAACAGAAGGTGTAGAAGACGGTAAATTCGATACAGGAATAGCAATGGTTTCGTTTAATTGTAGTTCTATCTTTGTTCCTACTTCTGCCAGCATAGAAGATTATTATAATAGTAATGATGATACTGATACATTATTTGGTGGGACAACCTGGTTGGGACAATCTTTCATAACCAGTGAGGATTATTTGGTAAAAAAAGTAAAACTGGAGTTGAAAAGGGTTGGAAATCCATCTGGAAATGTTGATGTAGGTTTGAAAGCAACAGATGGAAACGGCAGACCAACAGGGAGTTATTTAAGAGGAGCAGTAAAGTCTTTTGCTTGTTCTTCTATAGATACATCAATGGAATGGATTGAATTTGATTTTAGTGCTCATGGAATTTTCTTAGACAAATCTACCAGATATGCTATAGTGGTATCAGCCCCAGACGCTACTACAAATAATGATATGAGGTGGAGACGGCAAAATAGTAATGGTTATGGTAAGGAGATGGTCATCGAAGCACTGATAGCGGTTCTTCGTGGGATACCAGAACCTGGTCATTTATGTTTGAAGTTTGGAAGGTGTAGTTATGTTAGAATCTACAAAAAACAAAATTAGAGAAATGGTTAATAAAAAGGGATTAAGGATTATTGCTTTTACTAAGATAGAGGAGGTAGAGGTTGTGATAGTTAAACCGGATGATGGTGTAAAAAATAGGGTTTATAAAGAAATACCTAAAGACCCAACTATATCTCAAATGGTTTCTAATTTTGCAGGGGCTATGGTTGATTGGGCTAAATCAGGGTTTAAAATAGTTTCTCAGGAGGTTTTTGATGAGAGATTAGGTGTTTGCAGGGGTTGTGAGGCTTGGGATGAGGAAGCAAGGAGTGGTATGGGAAAATGCAGAGATATTAAGTGTGGCTGTACTAAACTAAAACACTGGCTCAAATCCAGTAAATGTCCAAGAGGGTTGTGGTAATGTTATTAGTTTTACATACTACTGATGAATGTAACCTGAGATGTTCTTATTGCTGGACATCTAAACAGTGCTCTAAAATGCCCCTGGATAGGGCTAAATCGGCTGTAGAGCGATTTTTATTGAAAGAGAGGGTGGAGACACCTACTGTTGCCTTTTTTGGTGGTGAGCCTCTTTTAAACTTTGATATGATACAGGAATTAGTCCATTATTACGGGGTACAGTTTAAGTATAGGATTACTACTAATGGAACTATTCTGACCGATGAGATTTTAGACCTGTTTAAAACCTATAATTTCCAGGCTATTGTTTCTTTGGATGGTACTAAAGAGATACATGACAAGGACAGGTGTAACTCTTTTGATAAGGTTTTAGATAATATTAAAAAAATGAAGGGTATTGTTTCCTGTATAAGAGCAACATTTACTCCTGAAAATTTACAGTTATTGGACAGAACCAGGTTTTTACATGAGTTATTAGATACTCAATATACTAAAAGTATTAGCATAGAACCAGTTTTTGATAGACTGGATTGGGATTTTGATGTATTAAAAGAGGAATATGATAAAGTTAAAGTGTTTATAGTTGAAAGGCTGTTAGAAAAAAGACCTGTTAGTTTTCATAATATTATGGTATTTTATGATAGGATTAAACATGGGAAGTTTAGTTTTTCAGAATGTGGTGCTGGCAGAGGAACGGTTACAGTAACTCCAGATGAAACTGTATATGCGTGCCATAGGCTTGGAAAAACTAAGATAGGTGATTTGTATAATACTTTAGAGACTAAAAATTGGATAGATACCCATGTTACATCTAATAATACCTGTTTGGATTGTGATTATTTTACTATTTGTGGTGGGCATTGCAGGTTCCAGGGGCTAATGGCTAACGGGTCTTTAGAAATACCTGATGAAATTGGATGTAAGTTTAAAAAATTATGGATAGATATAGCAAAGGACATTTTTAAGGTGGTCAAATGAGAACCGATGATAAATTATCTCAGAATCTGTCAGGTCAGGTTAAAATTACTGAAATAAACAGGAAAACTGGAGAACAAATAGAGCATGTGTATAAGAATTTAGTAGTTAATTCCTGTTACAATGCTTTAGCAGAGTTATTTTCAGGAAATGTAGGGTCATATTATGCTTCCTATGTTTTGTTTGGAACAGGAACAACTCCTCCGGCTATTGCAGATACAGCATTACAATCCCCATTGGCTCCATCAGTCCAATTAGATGTAACTCCATCGTTTCCTGTATCAAGGTCAGTATTATTATCGGCAGAATGGGATGAAACTGAGACTAATGTAAATGAGATTACTGAAATAGGTCTTTTTGCGTTAAACAATACTCTTTTAGCCAGGAGAGTTTTTAGTCCAATGATAAAATCTGATGGTTGGGCTTGGTTGATTGAATGGGAACTAACATATAATTTATATTGAGGTGTATAATGCAGGGTCAGTTAAGTATTAAAGTTGTAGATGATAAAGGTTTAGTTGTCTCAGAAGAAACTGTCAAAAACCTTATTTTGAATACCGCTTTTGATAAGATTGTTGGTTTGTTAGGTAATTTGGGGACTGGATATGTAAACAGGATACAGGTTGGAACTGGGTCTGCTTCTCCTGTTGCAGGAGATACCACAATGCAACTCCCTATTTCTCCAACTATAACTGTATCTGCTTCTGTCTCGACGACATCTATCACTTTTACAGGTAATTTAGCATATAACCAGGCAAATGGTTTTAGTATATCAGAAGCAGGTCTTTTAACAAATGATGGTACATTAGTAGCCAGAACAACCTTCTCTCCAAAAACGAAAACCAATAGATATGTCTTTTATTTTACATGGGTTGTGGGAATGAAGCCTTCTTCTTGATTTTAATTAACATTTCAAAGGTATAGTCTAAGAAAAAACAAAAAAAATGATTTTTTTTGTAAAAAAACCCTTGACACGGTTTATAGGCTGTGATATAAACAGGGTGAACAATCAAAAAATAGGAGAGAGAAACATGAGAGAGAGTTTAGTTGACAGTATCAGAAGCATAGCAATCCACGAGGCACAAAAAATCCACAATTTGCCTGTAGGTTTGGAAAGAGAAGATTTAGTCCAGGAGGCCTGTATAAGATGTCTTAGCCGATTGGATTCTGTTGATTTCACAATACCTGCAAAAGCATACGGCTACTTCAGACAGGTTATCAGGAGACATTATTTAAACCTGGTCAAGGCTTCACAGACCCAGAAAAGAAAAGCAGTTCTGGTGCCCATTGAAAAAATTTACAACATAGGAGTAACTCCTCCAATACCTGAAGAGGTTATATTAGTAAAACCTATCAGTCAGTTGGCCAAATCCATTTACAGCCTCTTGTTTGAGGGAGATATTGCTAATGTTTTTTCTTCTTGCAGTATTGTTGTGGAACTTCAAAAGTATTTTGGGGTTAGCAAATATAAAGTCAGCAAGGCTCTTGAGGAATTGCAGAGGGCTTGTGTTTCGTGATAAAAAAAGAGGATGCTGGGAAATTGTTGAAAGAGGTTCTGGATTCTTATTCTTATTTGAAGATGGGAAACAGGAATAAGAAACAAATCTCCTTGATTAGAAAAACATATCAGGAATTATTTGGCAAACCAGGTGGAAGACTGCCTATTTTGGTACAATTTCACAGGGTGGCAAGAAAATTAGATATTTTTTCTCGTACCAAAGTTCCTCAAATATTGTATAGTAATTATGAGAAAGCAATGGAATCTTCTTCGGTAGGAGATTTGTTTAAAAATGAATTGGAGGAAACAATGCCTAAAGAAATAATTAGTGAATGCTCAGCGTTTGGAAAGGGGTGGCTCTTGTCCGCTCCAGAGTGTAAAGCCTGTGAAAAAGAATTCCCTGATGAGTATGTGGCTTGTAAAGATATGACTTTACAGGGAAAAGAAGAAAAGAAAAAAGAGGCAAAAGAGGCTGGGAAAGGGAAAACCACCAAAGCAGGGTTCCCTAAACAGTTCTTTAAAAAAGGCTCTCTCTTAGCCAAGTATTATACTGTTATGTCTTCTGAGGAGGGTTTGAGAGGTCTGTCTTCTCTGGAGATTACAGAAAGAATTTGGGAACAGGTTAAAGTGGAGGGGATAGACTTGACAGATGCCTTGATGGTTGAAAAAGAAAAGGCAAACATAAGAAAATCTATAGGAGTTTGGAATGTTCATTTGAAAAAGGGGGTTTGGAGTGCCAGAACACTTCCCTTTAAAATAGAAGTATTGAAAGAATCTAAACCATACAAATATAGACTGATTAAAAATGACTAAAAAAACTTCTCTTTCTTTTGATTGTGAAAGGTGTGGGCTTTACAAACAAGCCCACACCCCTAAAATGAAACCCTTTGGGGGTGGTAGATTGAAGATTGCTTTAGTTGGTGAATCTCCAGGAGTTAATGAGGACTTAAAAGGCAGACCATTTATAGGTCGGAGTGGAGATATTTTACAAGATGTTTTCAATCACTATCTGGTAAATATGGATAATGATTGTTTCATAACAAATAGTTTTCAATGTATCCCTCCTAAATTGCAAAAAACAAAAACCAGAACAGATATTTGGACTAAGTGTTGTCAGAGCAGGTTGGAAAAGCAGTTATTAGAGTTTCAGCCCAGGATAATTATTACTTTCGGGATGATTTCTGCAAGGGCTGTTTTAGAAATGTATGATTCTGAAATTTCAATGGCTTCTTTGAGAGGTACTGCATTTCCATCTCATAAATATGGTTGTTGGGTTGGTTGTGCATATCATCCGGCTTTTTTGATGCGGAAAAGATTTGGTTTTGAGGAAGAATATGAACATCCTGATTTAAAGCAGGTGTTTTATGATGATATAGGAACTTTTTTAGCAGATTATATGGAACAATCATTGCCTAAAATGGAATCAAGAAATAATTATAAGTTTCTTAGTAATGTAAGAGATGTTGAGAAGTTGTTTTTTGATATTACTAATAAAGATTATCCGGTTGCGTTTGACTATGAGACTACCTGTCTATTCCCAAAAGACAAGGGTGCTAAAATTTTAAGTGTTGCTTTTACTTATAACAAAGGAACATATTTTCTACCGTTAAGTGCCTGGAATTGGGGGCAAAATTATACTAATATTAAATTGATGATGAAGAAGTTTTTAAGTAGTAATACACCCAAGATAGTTCAGAGTTTTGCTTTTGAGGATTTTTGGTCTAAAGAATTTTTTGGTTGTCAGGTTTCTAATTTAGTTAATGATACTCAGATAACATCTCATCTTCTGGATGAGAGGAGTAAAACTACTTCTTTAGGTTATCAGGTGTTTAGGAGATATGGGGATAAGTATAAAGATAATATTGACAGAAGCAATTTGGAGTCTATTGATATAGACAGTCTGGCTCAGTATAACTGTTTAGACAGCCAATACACTTATAGAATTCATAATGACCAGGATTCAGAGTGTTTAGCCAGACCTACTATTAAAGAGATTAGAGATTTATTTATGGACGCTTCTCCTGTTCTATCAATAGCAAAGCAACGTGGAATTAAAGTTGATGAAAAAGAACTGGAACTACAAAAGAAGAAGTGTAAAAATATTATAGATAGTTGCAATGAGAAACTAAAAAAATATGAGGATGTTGTAGATAAGTACAAAAAGAAAAAGGGGATAAAGACTATTGGATTTAAGCCTACAAGTCATCATGATTTAAGGTATCTGTTGTATGATATATTAAAAGCCCCTGCATCCCCACATAAAACAAATGGGGGGTCGCTTTCTACCGATGCTAAAAGTATTGATTGGATTATTAAGAATACTAATGATAAGAATGTTTTAGATGTTTGTGGGATTCTACAGTCCCATAACTCTCAAAAAACTATGATGAGCACTTTTTTAACAGGGTTCCAGAAAGCAATACAGGCAGATGGGCTTATGCACCCTTCTTTTCTGTTAGATGGGGTTGAAACAGGGAGGTCTTCTTCTGAGAAACCAAATTTTCAGAATCTTCCAAAACGAAAAGAGACTCAGGCTGATTTTAGGAAAGTGATTGTTCCAAAGTATGATTATTTGATAGAGGTTGATGCTTCAGGTTCTGAGATAGCAACATTAGCCATGATTGCTCAAGATGAGTACCTTACTGACCAATTAAATAATGGAAAAGACCTTCATAGGTTTTGGGCTTCTGTGTTGTATAAAGTACCGGAAGATAAAGTAACAAAAGAACAGAGATATAAAACAAAAAACCAGTTTGTATTTCCAGAATTTTATGGTTCTTTTTATACCCCTATTGCTGAGAGTTTGAAGATGGCAGAATCTCATGTTAAAAAAGTAGAGGAAAAATTTTGGAAAGAGTATGCCAGTGTAAGGGAGTGGCAAAATACTCTTATTAAGACCTATACAAAAAAGAGGTATGTAGAATTTCCTTTAGGTTTTAGGAGGTATGCCCCTTTAACCAGGAATCAGATTATTAACAGTCCCGTTCAGGGTAGTTCATTTTTTATGCTTCTTAAATCTATGGTAGATGCTGAAAGAGACATGAGAGAATTGGGTTTAAAGAGTGAAATTATAGCAGAGGTTCATGATTCTATTATAGTAGATACTGTGGATTCTGAATTAGAAATAGTAGTGGAAATATTGGATAAGAGGATGTCCGAGAAGCAATGGGATTGGCAGGGAGATGTGTTAAGGCGTTGTGAAATTAGTGTTGGGTATAATTGGAAAGAATTACAAGAAATTTTTTAGTTGTTTTTTCCAAGATGTTGTATAGTATAGTGGAGGTATATCATGGATATAGTAGTTGAAAAAGATTTGGATTACGGTGGGTACAAAGCCAGTTATACTAATAGTTTATATGAAATAAACATTATTGTAAATGGAGAGACCATTGAAACAAGTGTTGGTTTATGTTTGGATGAGATACAAAGAGCATTGATTCTAACAAAGAGACACTTAGGAACTTTAGAAAGTAGGATTAAAAACAAGGAGTACAAAATAATACTGAAAGGTAGTGATTTAAATGTTTGAGATATTGGGCAAAATTGGAATGTGGGTTTTAATAATAGTCTTTGGACTAATAGGTTTAAGTCTGACCATGAGGATTATTTTTACGTCGTATTTTAGCGTAAAAAAAGAATTTAAAGACAAAGAAAAAGGAGACAGTGAGAATGAGTAGTAGAATTGACTCAATCAAACAAGCCCAACAGAAGGCAAAAGAGGGTCTTTCTTCAAAGTTTAAGAAGTACCTGGACTTTGCGGTGTTGGACGATGAGGGTTTGAAACAATACAAGCCCTCCGACGGAAACAATTTTATTCGGATTCTTCCTCCTGCTGATGAGAAAGCATATTTTGGATATGACATCTATGTTCATCACAACATAGGCCCTTCCAATGATGCTTATCTGTGCCGGAGAAGAACAAAAGAGGAACACCCTGAATTGGACATTGATGGAACCTGTCCAATTTGTGAAAGGGCTAATGTGCTCAAAAACCAGGGAATGGAGTGGGAGGACTATAAATATCTTATTCCTACCACAAGGTTTATCTTTTTTGTAGTGGACTACACTACAGCAGAGAGCAAAGCAGAGGGGCCTAAAGTATTTGATGCTCCTCCAAAAATCAATGATGGGTTCCTGGCAGTGTCTGTGAACCGCAGAAATCCTGGGGATGTAATAGATATATCAGACCCTGATGAGGGTTATGAGGTGTCTTTTACAAGAAAAGGTTCAGGGATTAAAACCCAGTATGATGGGTTTAAACTGGAGGGAAAAGACCGAGTTCCTGATGATTGGTTAGACCTTCCCTTTTTTGATGAGATTTTAATCATACCCTCAGATGAGGATATGTTGGAATCTATGCAGATGGAAGAGTCTGGTACAAAAGAGCCAAAGTCAACCAGAGCCCAAAGAAGAGAAAGAAGAACAACAACAAGGACTCAAACCACAAAAACAGAGGAGGAAGAGCCGGAAGAGAAACCTACAAGAAAACGGAAACAGGTTCAGGAGCCTGTAGAAGAGCCTGTAGAGGAAGAGGAAGCCGATGAAATAGAAGAAGAGACAGAGCAACCA